GACATAAAAATACCCCCGCGTCTTGTTCTTGTTCTTCTGGGAATCACCACAGATAGGACAACGGAAGTTATAGAGGTCCGCTTTGACCTTTTTGAATTTTTGCAGACGCGAAGATACTAATCCAATATACTTGGAATCAACCAAATCCATTACAAAAGGTCTTTACTGTCTTTCTATTGTAGCAGCGGGTTGGGGTGAAGTCAAGAAGAATGGTGCCAATCTGCTACCCGCACCAATCAGAAGTGCTGCCACTACTAGCACTCCACCAACTTGCCAACGGAACTTTGAGAATGCTTTTATTTCTACCTGTAATTTATCAATTCTATCGTGAATGACCTTATGGTCCTTTTCACTTTCTGCTTTTAACTCATCAATCATCTTAATGATGAGTGAATCAGTCTTCATAGTTTGCTCAATTCTTTCATCGTGCTTCGTGAGAATTTGAGCAATACGATTATTTCCTTCTGATATTTTTTCTACTGCCGCTTCTAACTTCGCCAGCATTTCGCGGGATAGGTCCTCATACATATCAAGTTTCGATTCAAGAACCGCTACTTTAGAACCTTGAGAGAACATTATCCGACTCCCTTTCTCCAACGTGCTCTAGCACCAGGAAATCTACCTCTACCAATTATGGTCGGCATTTCATCCTTCTTCTTTTTCTTTCTTTTAAAAACTGGTGGCTCGTCGGGGGGCAATCCGGCAATTCCGCCACCAGCAACACTCATTGTTGGCGCTTCTTCTTTTAAAGATCTTATAATACCAATAATTTTATTGATGTCCATTAGATTGAATTTAATTCTGCTATACAGTTTTGATCTTCTTCAATATAATTAAGTTCAGTTTTTGGATATTCAGGAACCCTCTTTAAAAATAATAAAAAACTTTTTATTGATGGCCAAAGATCCTTTTCCAAATTGTAGAACAATAGGGGAACAGCAGCTTCATTAAAAACATTAAAAAGGACCGTTAGGTGATTTAAAATAAGGTGTGTTTTTAGCACACCTGTATTTTTGTATCTTTTCAACAATCGTTTTACATATTTTATTCTCTTCAAATCATCTTCAAAGTCATCTCTAGTGACTGCTTGAGGATTATCATAGAATTTTATAGCGAAGAGTAAATAGTTACTCTCGTTCAATTCATCAAATCTCATACCATATTATCAGCTATCGGCAAAGAGTGAATCGTCGTCAGCGTCAGTTCCAGCTGCAGTGCTAATTCCACCAGCGACCAACACTTCGTGCTTAACTCTTAGATTTCCGTGCATATCATAGTATGAGGTAATTCCAACCCATCCACTGTGAGATACTGCGTATGCACTAGTAGTAGCGATACCAACCTCAACTTTGTCTACACCAAATACACCCGTGAAGAGTGAACTGGTTGAGAATCCACTAGTTTTTACTTCTGGTGCTCTATAAACAGAGTCAACAACAGTGTAAAGTGGTTCTGAAGAAATTTCGTATGTTGTTCCTGGAACTGTGCTGAGACCAGAAACAAATCCATCCGTGCTAGCGATGGATAGTGCAGAAGCGGAATCAACAGCAGTAATTACGGCATAACCATAAGTTGCACCAGAACCAACTTTGATAACGTTACCAGTAGTAATACCAGCAGTGTTAAAAGTTGCGCTTGTTCCTACTCTTACAACTTTCTTACTATCGAAATTAACTGTGACTGTTCCGTCAGAATAAACAAGATCTTTATTGCCCCAAAGAGCCATGTTCCCTACCTATAATTCTTTTATAAAGATATTTATAAAAAAAAGAGACCTTACGGTCTCCTTTTAATCAAGATTCTCTTGCTTTGATTGCCTTAGTAACAACCTCAAGAAGTTGATCATCCATATCAGTCTTGGTCAGCTTAACCGCTTTACCCAAGATAACAAGACAGATCTCAACCAACTTTTCACCGAGTTCTTCATTTTCTGGAATTTTGGCGACGGCATCTTGAATTACCTTTGCTGCGAGTGGAAGTAAAAATCCTAACATGATTTTGTACCAAATGGTCTATCAATATATAGCAAATTATTTTTTATTTTTTGCTGCCTCTACATCAGAAACAAAATTTTTAAATGATTTTCTTCCTGGGGAATCTGCATGAGTAAACTTGCGATTCTTTTTGGTAGATTTATCAATCTCTCTCATTTTGAGAGTATCACTAACTTTTCTTCTTAAACTTGGACGACCAAGAGGTGGTTTAGTCTTATCAATTGCTCTCGCAACTTCTAAACCAATTCCCTCTTCAACTTTCTTCTTTTCAGGAAGTCCTTTATGCTTTGTAGATGCAAAATCTTTAGCATCACCCTTTTTCATGGATGCTGCAGCCTGAGCAACTTCAGGAGAAGGTGCAGGCATATCTCCTTTCTTAACGGCATGGACCATACCCATGAACCGTTGCTGTGCTTTAGATACTGCGGGCATTATTTGATAGACCCCTTACCGTGTTTTGCTTGGATATCAGCACGGACAATATCCATCGCTGACTTACCCTTTCCATACTTTTTCTCCAGTTCTTTTTGAACTGCAGTTTTACCTGGTTTGATGCCCAGTTCGGCATTAGTTGCCTTTCTTGCAGGAGGACGACGATAATCAACATTACCATCAACACCACCGCGCTCCATGCGGCGATCTTTCATACGATCATAATCTTCTTCATTAATCTTATCACCTTCAGGTTCATAAGACATCTTGAGACCCATTGCTCTCATCTTATTTCTAATAAGATTTACTTTAGTTTTCATTCCGCGTGGATCTTCGGACTCACATTCGCAAGGTGACTTACCACACTTATCGCAAACTTCCCCATCACCACACTCTTCACTGTAATTTAAAGGAAGTCTTCCTTGCTTTTGCATCTGCAAAGTTTGTCTTTGCATCATCATCTTTTTCTGAAGCATTTTCTTCTTCATCTCCAATTGCTGCTTCTCTTGTGGAGACATTGCAGTTGATTTGTTATCCTCTTCTTCTTTTTTTGGTGCTGCTACTTGCTCCTTAACATCAGGATAAACCTTGATAAGTTTCTTGTTGTTTACACCTTCTCCAGTAATCTTTTTTTCAACACTACTATCTTCTTTTTCATCTTTTTCATAGATGACTTCTTCTTTGCGAGTAGCAATTGCATTACCGATTGCTTTACGACGCTTTAGAAGATACTTATCAGTTTTATCATGATCGCCATCATTATCAATATCTTTATCCTCTTGCCCTACTGGATCTAATCCTTTTCCTGCTTTTGCCTTAGCAGTTTTTGCTCCCTTGGATTTCTCATCATCACCAATAGAACCATAACCAGTCATTTCTACTGAAGAAATATTTGGATTTCTACGAAGTTCAGCAATCTTAGAACGGGACGCCATTCTCACATATGTATTACCTGTCTTCTTATCGGTGACTTTTATTTTATATTTTTTCTCTTCAGTTTCTTCTTTTACTTCTTCTACTGGTTCTTCAATTCCTTCGACAAATACCTTATATAATGCAGAAACCATGGAATCATTTGCTAATTGCTTAGCATCAACATAGTCCTCACCAAGCAACATTTGCTTTGCTCTTGCTTTTACTGCAGGAGCAGCAGATGACTTACCAAGTTGAGACATATATGCCTTTCTTACAGCAGCAGGATCCATTTTCCCACCACTCTTTGCAGCCATTGCTTGCTTCACTTTATATCGAGTATCATAAGCAAGTTGTCTTGCTTGTTTCTCAATTTGCTGCTTTGCTCCAACTGCTGGAGAACCTGTAGGCTTTTCCATTAGAATCTAATTTGTAATTACTTACTTTTTCCTATACTTATTTATGAATTGTTTTCCCCAAGTGCTTCCTGGAACCATAGTTTCTACATATTTTCTATGTGCATCTGTTCCTACAAGTCTTTGATCAGCAGGAACACCAGAAACATTAGTCAATTTATTGCTTGCAGTTGCGACCAATTTCTTCAAATTCTTAAGAGGTACTTCTTGATAATTTTTCGTTTCAACAACGTCTTTGATCCAAGATTTGAACATGATATTGTCTTCAGTTACACAGATCAAATAATTGGTTCCTCTACGAATAATCTTACCAATCAGTCCAGTATTTACATTCTCTACAAGTTGACCCATTTTAAAAATCTTTTCTTGAATATAATTTTCGCGAAGATTTTTCCAATCAAACTTAGGAGCAATCTCCCATAAATTCCAACCTTCCTTAATGTTCATAGCAGAACGAAGAGTATTATAAAGTTCCTTTGCCTGCTTATCATTCATTGAAGCAGGGACACCCTTACGGAAAGTTTTAAAATCTCCTTCTGCTGCCGCCTTTCTCTGCTTTGATGCAGACATTCCTTCTGTGCCCTCAGCATCTGGGTCTCTTTCCCCAGCAGAACGAACCTCTACATTATCGAATTGATATAGTTTTCCATTGTAATCGTTTGAGAGTCTTTCGTATTCTTTAACTCTATCACCACCACCAATAATTCTTACACCAGCATATCCATCCATATGTGCTTTCTTGAGCACATCAAAGATCGTGCGATTAGCAGGATCATTTACAATTTTCTCACTATGCTTTGGATACATCTGTCTCATTACAGAAACTTTAGTATCTGGATCAAGAGGATTCTTTTTTTTGTCTTGGCTGCGTGAAGGAACAATAATATAGTCACTATCATCTGATGATGATGCTACAGTATCCAAAAGTTTTTCATGACCAGTTGTTGGTGGATTGAAACGTCCAAAAGCAATTGTTAGAGTTCCTTTTGTTTTTTCCACTTCAGGAGGAACCATTTCTGGTTTCTCTGCTGCTGGTTCCTGCTGTTGAGGTGCTGGTTCTTGTTGTGCGGGTTCAGTTTCGTAAGAGGTTTGGGATAATCTCTTTTCTTTATCAGTTTGTGCTGGATCTTGGCGTCCAATTCGTTGTCTTTTATTATAAAACTTTAATTGACCCTTTTCAGTTTTAGCAACAAACTCTCCCTTCTTATCATACCATCCACCATGTCCATCACTGACAAGACCCATTCTCGCCGCCTGTTGAACAGCGGTTGTTGCCTCAGATAAAAATTGAGAGAATTTTTTCATTACTTAGAAATTTTTACTATTATTGCTTTTTCGTTTGCAACTATGTATCTGAGAATACTCATTCTCATTTTCTTATATTTATTCATTTCCTTATCCGTCTTACACATAGATATCTTCTTATCCATTGTTGTATAGACGTGAGCAAGGAAATCATTATAACGTTTTCTTGGTGCCTTCGAATCAGTTTCAAAAGACTGTAATAATTCTGCAACTTGTAGGTTCATATCAATAAAGTTTTAAATGGAAGGAACTTGGTAGTTTAAAATTAGATCCCATTTTAGTGACTAATCTCATCTCAGCTTCAAGATCTGCTTGCTCTTGAGTTAATTGTCTCTGCCCCTTTCTCTTAGATTGCTTTAAAATAGAATCACTCAATTTTTTAATTATCTTTTGATAATCTCTTCTATTGATAACAGCTTTACTTTTGATCGCTTTATATAAGTCTAGTATTATTTCATCTTCTATTCCAGATTCTTTAATACCAGTAGCAATCTCTAATTTATTTTGAATTGCTCTCATTTTTTCAGTTCCTCTTATATTTTTATCAAGTTTCTTTTCTTTATTTTTTAGAACTGGTTCAAGAACATTTGATAGTTCATCCATATATTTTTTAGCAAGTTCAGCCTGGTCTTTATCAAATGCATTTTTTATAGAAAACCCCTTACTCATAATGTTAGGTTTTTGTTGTGATGGAAAGTTTGTAAATCCAGCATCATCCCTCGCTTTGTCTATAGCACGTTTTCCCTTTGCAGTATAGTATACATTTTCAGCATCTTTAATTCCAAAAGATCCTCCCTGTGCAGCAGCAAATTCTCCACGACCAGGCATTTTAAAAGTAGTTCCTTTTTCGTCAGTTTGTACATAATCATATTTGTCTTTATATACTATATTACCATCTTTATCGAGAACAGCATCCTGCGATTTAATATCATATTTTAAATTCCTACTTCCAATTACACCATCAGGTCTAACTGGATATTCTTTGTTATTTACAACTGGGTCTTTTGGTTTATTATTTTTGTCCTTTGGTATATTGACTAATGCTATTCTATCAGAATAATTACCTTTTGATCCACTTGCCTTCTTGAGAGAAATTGGTGCTATCTTTTTCTCTTGATATAATTTAAGAATTAAAATATTCAATCCCTGAACATCTTTTAGTGAACTTAGTTTTTGAATTCTCTTTGGAAGAACATTAAAAACGGATCCATCATTTATAGTACACTGTGCTAGGTATTGTTTAATTTCTCTGACTGTAGAATCGTTATAAAACCAAACATCTGATGGATTCCATCTATCTGCAGTAAAATCATATCCAAAAACTTTTTTTACCTTTTTAACAAAATCTTCTATTCCAGTAATGTCGTAAAATTCACTCTGACGAGTCATTTTTAACTTTGAAGATACTAAAAATCTAACCTTAGGGTTTCTTACAAAATTAGTAACTTGATGTTTTGTAGCACCATGCCAATCCAGTCTTATCAGTTTATCTTGAAACTCTTTCTGAGTCATTAAATCAAAATCACGAATGTTTGATGGATTTATATTGCCGAGTTGACCAGATAGTCCTTTATCCTTAATATATCCAGACATTTTTCTTCCACCTTTATCATAATAACTAACCATCTCCTCTGGATCTAAATTTGATAGAGATCTGTCTTTCTTCGCCATAGCGAAATAAACAGACCAAAGAACTTCTCCCCAAGTTTCTCCAGCAATAGCCATGAGTTACTCCTGATTTAAATAATCATCAAGTTTGTTTGGTTCTACTTTTACTGGTGGTTTTTTCTTTTTCTCTTCTTTCTTTTTCAAATCACTCATAGGAGAATCTATCCTATCAGGTTGCTTAGGTTGTTCTGGTTGTTGACTTGGTTTTGTATCTACTGGTTCTGGTTTTTTAGTTGGTTGTGTAACAGCAGGTTCGCTTGGTTTTTCTTGTTGTTGTGGTTTTGGTGTAGCCTTAAGTTCTGCAGCTTTTTGACTAATGGTATCAAGAGCAGATCTAGCCATGTCTACTGCTTGAGATGCTACTTCTTGTTTAGCAGCATGTTGTTGTGCAGCACCAGGATTGTTTTGTAAGTAGTACTGATTTTTTCTTGGAACAGGTTTTCCATCTGGGTATCTAATTACATTTGCATCTGCCTGCTCTCTTTCTGCATCATCCAATGCTTTTTGTGCGGAAGAAGTTTGTTTAGAAAAATCACTAAATGATGATTGTCTAGATTTTTCCTCTCCTGGTCTATAATCTATTTTTAGATTTCCTGGTCTTCCAGATCCTTTTGGAAGAGCTAATCTTGGTTTTGAGCTTCCTTGCTGCTCTGATGGTTTAGCAGTTGCTTCTTTATCTTTATTCTTTCCAGTAAGAACAATTCCAGCAGTTCCAGAATCGCTAGCAAATTTTCCCTTCCCTGAAGTTGCAACTTGAGATAGTAATCTTTCAAATTGAGGATACTTTTTTAAAAGTTTATCTGATATGCCTTGAGATACATTCTTTAGACTTTGTTTTTGTTTATTAATATCTGGTGCTTCTCCGGCAGTTTTTTGAAGACGACCTATTGCAGAAAGACGTTCTGCATCATTCATAATCTCCTTTTCAATTGACCTTCTTTCTTCTTTTGATTTGTCACTATGGAATCTTCTAACATAATCCCTAGCAGCAACTTTAAACATTCCCTTCAACTCACCACCTTCTGCTGATGCTAGTTGGGCACCAACACCTTTTTTCATACTAATCCCTCTTCTATCTTTGGGATTATCTGGATCATAAATTTCAATATCTCCTTTAGGTGTTCTATCAACGCCTCCAGCACCTTTAAATTTCTTAGATAATTCTGCAGCACCACTTCCAGTAACTCTGGAAGGAAGACCCCTCTCTACAGCACTTCTTAATTTCTTCTGCTTACTGAGAGCAAGTAATCCACTTACAGAGTCGTCTAAAAAGTCATTATAGGTTTTCTCATCTCCAGGTTGTCTCCCCTCTTTCTTAGAGAATTCTTCATCTCCAGCATTATTAAAGTTTAATGGGTGTGATGAATCAGATTTTGCTTTATCTACTTCTTTTTTTATTTCCTCTTCAGCACCCTTATAATCTTTATTCAGAATTAGATCTCTTACTTTTTGATTATCAGAATTTGAAATAAAATAATTCCACAATTTACTTTGCGAATCTTCATCATGAGTTTTATTTAATTTTTCGCAAATGAATATAAAATCTCCGAAAGACTTCATCTCTATCTTTATAGTCTATTATATTCTATTTAGAAATGCTCATGAGAGGACTTGAACCTCCACAGATAAATCTACTGGAACCTAAACCCAGCGCGTCTACCAATTCCGCCACATGAGCAGTGTTCGCTATTTTCGAATAGCGAATGGAGAATAGGAGACTCGAACTCCTGACCCCCTGCGTGCAAAGCAGGTGCTCTACCAGACTGAGCTAATTCCCCAGAAAACCCCGAGGGGTCATTCCGATTTAGATTCTACCACAGCACCAATTGCTTCGTCAAGGTCTAGAATAACTTTACGAATATCTACAACCCTTGCTGGAACACAGACTGGATCATAAGTAAATCCTTTAGTTGCTTCAAAAAGTGCCTGACGAACTGCTGCAGCAGAACGAACATCAGTTTTAATAGTTACGTCGGTTTTTTTAGTCATCGGTCATCCTCAGAACGATTTTCAGAATAGTATACATCAAAAGATCCACCAGGATAACGCTTCTCAAGTTTCTTAACGTTAGTAGCAATCACTTCATCAAAAGAAACTTCAAGAGCCATACATGCCTGTGCAGCATACCACATCAGATCACCAAGTTCAATAATCAGATGCTCGCGGTTATCTTCATTCCATGGTTTACCTTGAAAAATCATTTTCTTAATGATTTCAAGAAACTCCCCACCTTCAGCATTAATACCAACACCTGCAGTAAGTAGTCGCTCAATATTGGCACCCTTCTCGTCAAGGGTAACAAGACGGTCGGAAAGTGCGACAAAATCAGTAGAGGCGTCGCTAGTAACCGCATCAACAAATTCTTGATAGCGATTAAAGTCAATTTGCTTTTCCATTAAAATTTGAATCCTTCAAACGATTTTTTTGGTTTTTTGTCTTCGAAGTCATTATACTCGTCTTCTTGTCCAGAGTCAAGTATATCCTTCTGAGCAGACTGCTCACAATCATAAAGTCTCATCTTTGCACGATCAATGCCCACAATGAAACGTTTGTAAACTGATAGATCGTTATAACGATTCTTTAGTTGCTTCACCATAATTTGTCCAAGTTGTTCCAGTTCTTCTGTGCTAATAAGGGCAAACATAAGATCAGCAGTAGCAGGGAGACCAAAGGACTCAGAAGTGTCAGTAAGGTCAACGTCAGAGCTACCATAACCAGAACGAGTGGTCTGCGTGGCAGATACGATAGGGACGTTTGCTTCAACAGCCAACCCTCTAAGCTCTTCTGCAATAGATTTAATATAGCTATATGAATTGATAGTGCCGCCCTGCTTATATCTAGAGGAAGCACATATATTAAGGTAATCAATGAAAATAATATCAGGTCTAAATGATTTCTTAAGTGCCAACTCATTAAGAAGTGATTTAAAGTGTCCACTATGAGCACTTGCTGTTGGATACTCTTTAATTATAAGAGAACCTTGAGTCTTCTTTGAGAGTTTGGTAACTTTATTCTCAAAGGTTGTCTTGGGCAGATCTGTTAAATCTTGGATCGGGACGTTGAGGAGGTTTGCATCAATACGTTCAGCAATTTTCTCCTCTGCCATCTCCATTGTAACGTAAAGTACGTTGTGTCCGTTAAGGAGACAGGCGCTAGCCATGTGACACATGAAAAGAGACTTACCAACACCTGTCCCAGCAAGAGCGACGTTAAGAGTCTTGTTAGGAAGACCACCTTTCGTAATCTTGTTGAAATACTCAAGGTCAAACGGGATACGATCTTCCTTACGGTGATAAGACTCATAGCGTTCCTCATAATCTTCAAGATAGTTGTGTCCGATATGATTATCAAAAGATACTGCTAGAGCATCAGAAAGAATACTTGGAATCGCATCGCGATTCTTCTTCTCATTATTTCCATCAGCAATATTGATGGATTCCATAAGGGCAAGATAAATTGCCCTATCACGACACCACTTTTCTGTAGTATCAAGCAACCACTGACCATCGACAGGAGCATCATGAAAAGAATCAGATATTTCTCTTACTTCTTTAATTTCACTTTCTGAAAGGTCAGACCGATTCTCAAGTTCAATCTTGAGTGCTTCGGTAGTAATTGCTGCTCCATACTTTACAATAAAATGGACAATTTCTTGAAAGACAACTTTCTCTGTTCTATACTCAAAATAGTCTGGTTGAATAAAAGGAATGACCTTCCTAGAATATTCTTCATTATATACAAGATTTCTGAGAATAGTAGTCTCAATTCGTTCCATAAGAATAGTTTAGTTTAGCAATCTGATCAAGTTTCTCCATTACTTCTGGAGTGAAATATTGGTCGGGGTCTTTGAGAATTGCTTTAGCATAGACTTTTTTGCCGTCGATCTCATAACGTCCTGCGACATTCTTCCAGAGACCGCCCAGTTCACCGAGTTCAAGAAGACCATAATATCGATCAAGACCACGCTCATCATAATACAGACGTACCGTAACATCTTGGTTCTCCTTGCTTAAACGCGACTTAGCAGTCTTTGCCTTGATAAGATTTCCGACAATTTCAGTTCCGTCTTTCTCTTTCTTCTTTGAGAGATGGATGATAGTAGAAGCAGCGTACTTAAGACCGCTACCGCCTCCCATCTCCTTTGTAGGAACATAAGCGCCAATGACATCGTAGGTGTGGTTAGTAACAATCATAGGAATGTTTGCCTGACCCAACTTGAGGGTGAGCATTCTGAATGCACCTTTGATCAGTTGGGATTTGGTCATGTCCCGAACTTGCTTGTCGTTGAGTGCGTCAGTAATCTCTTTCTCAGTGGAAAGCATCCCTAGAGAGTCTAGCACAAACATACAAGGTTTGCGCTCGTCTTCAGGTTTTTTTAAGTAAATATCTACTGCTTTGAGTGCCTTGCTACGGAACTCCTCAACAGTCACGACGTTGACTACAACCACACGGTTCAAGTCAATTCCGCGACTTGCAAGGAGTGATTTGTTAACAGCAGCTTCAGTATCAAAATAGAGACAGTAACCATCAGGGTTGGAATCAAGAAAATTCTTAACCACAGCGAGAGAGAAGAAAGTCTTTCCAGTAGAAGACTCTCCAGCAATAGCAGTAATCTTATTCCCAGATACACCACCAAATATACTACCTGAAACCAGTGCGTTAAAAATGTACGAACCTGTGTCCACATAAGTTTCGGTCTCGTCTATGTCTGCTGCAAGTTTGGTATAGTCATCACCAATTTCTTTTACAATATCTTTTAAAAAGTCCATCAAGCAACCATCCCGTATTGTTCACGAAGAATTTTTTTATAAGGTCCACCAGGATTTTCCTCGCGGATTTCTTTCACAATTTTTAGTTTTTGGTAGAGAGAAGTATCCCCACCAAGGCGAAGAGCACTCACAATAGTAGCGAGTTCTTTATCATTAATAGGCAGATCCATTATGCAAAAAATAGTTCTAAGTTTACAGTTTTTTCAACATTCCATCCAACTGCATCTAAGATTGCTTTGAGTGGTTCGACAAAACTCTTTTCAAATTGTAGGTCATAATCGATGTATTTGTCAAGACCAAGTTCCTTAGGAAAATCTTGAATGAATGAGATGATATTTTCTTGGATGATATTTGGTTTTTTCAAATAGAGGAATTTGACTTTTTCCCCATTACTAATGAGTGAATATTTATTGGTCAATTTGTTTTCTTTGATGTAGTGATTAAACAAAAGTGCTCCACGAATATGAATCGGAGTTCCTTTAATATAGATGTCCGATGAAGATCTATATTTACGGACATCAGATGCTGTCCTTGGGAAAGCGATTGCTTCTGGTGGAAGTGATTTGAATTCACGACGACATTTTTCGATAAAGTCAATCACATCATCCTCAGTTCCACTCATCATTAGTTTGAGACCGTCCTTAATCATCTGACGGCAAGGAGCAGGTGTAGAAGATTTGACTGCTTCGATTCCCATCATCTTGAGTTTGGGTTCGTTATATTGAACTCCTTCACTGTTCCATACGTTGAGAATGTATCGCTTCTTCGCAGTCCAGATACCACGTTCAGCAATATTCTCACGCTTCATTTGCATCTTCTGATCATAAGCGTTTACGTAGTTCGCCAGTTTTTCGTAGCAACTTTCAATATACTTTTCAAGTTCCAGTTTACAGACCTTATCAAGGAACGAAACAACGCCTTGAGTAGTTTTTTCTCTTCCTTTGTATACAGTTTCGACCAAAGGACCCATATTGAGATAAATGGAATCAGTATCAGAAGCAATAACATAATCAACATCAGTAGTTTTGAGAACTTTATTCAAGTAAGAATTCATCTTGTTCTCAATCCAGCGGATTGAGACTTGTCCAGATAGTGTGATGGCTTCTGCATTGGCAAGTTTATAATAGCGGAAATACTGATTGCCGATAGCACCATAAGCAGAATTAAGTTGGATCTTACGCGCCATTTGGATGTTGTTGCAACGTGCGATTTCCTTCTCAAGATCTTTTGTAGGTGTCTTTTCATATTCTTGTTTAGCAGCGAGCATCTTCTTTTTATAGATGGTTCGATCCTTATAGATCTTCTCCATCAATTCTGGTAGGAACCCACGAACATCCTTGCGATACATTGCACCATTAGCACATACCGCATTATCTTTATACAGTTCGAAGTTTATTTCCTCATTAAGTATTCGATCAACTGTAGCCGATGGGTGTCTCTCATCCAGGAGCGTTTCTGGTGAGATGTTGTACTGCATAATAAGGTGAGGGTACAGACTATTAAGGTCAAAAGATACAACCCAATCATACTTTCCAGGAATCGGTTCCTTGACGTATGCTCCCGCATATTTTGAATCCTTATCCGAACGTTCCTTTGGAGGAATAACAATGTTCCTCTTCTTTAGATAGTTATAAATGATCGTATCCCACATACGAACCTGTGAAAACACATCACCATAGTTTGCCTTTGCGTCATACGCCATCGTAATAGCAAGTTCAATGAGTTTCATCTTGTCTTCCATACGGTCAACAAGTTCCACGTCAATCACGTTATACTCTACAAACTTCTGCCATCCTTTAGTATAAAAGTCTTTGAACGTATCAAACTCACTGTGATCAAGTTTCTTCTGACCCAACTCAACATTAGCAATATGATCTAGGCGATAAGATTCTTGTGCTTTATAAGTGAATTTCTTATAAAGATTAAGATAATCAAGTTGAGTAATACCACCAACATCATAGGCAATGTTCTTACGACCAGCAATATAAATCTCAGATTCAGTCACAAGTCCCCAAGGAGACATACGCTTCATCAATTTTTCACCAAGAACTCTATCCAAACGACGAACAAGATACGGAATATCGTACAACTCAATATTCCATCCAGTCACAACTTCAGGAGTATTCTCTTCAATCATCCACCAGTTGATGAAATCATTCAAGAGATCATATTCATTATTAAACTGTTTGTAATAATGGTTTCCTTGTTTGAGATTGAATGGTCCTTGCCCCCAAGTAATAATCTCCTTGGTTGAATAATCTTGAATAGTAATCAGAAGAACTTCTTCTGCAGCAGATTCTACATCAGGGAATCCGTTTTCAGACTTCACCTCAATATCAAGAGTAGTAAGTTTGATCTTATTTGTATCAAACTTAATTTCTTCTTCTGGATACTTCTCAGAAATATACTGATAGATGTATCCAGTGTTTCCATAGATTTTAAAGTTTTCTACGCCATCATACTTCTTGATAAATTCTCTACAATCACGAACTGACCCTGGTTGAACTTCTTCAACATACTCACCATTGAGAGTTTGATATTTTGTTTTTTTATTAGCAGGGACAAAAAGAGTCGGGTTAAACTTCTCACGGGTTGCGAAATGACGACCATTTTCGTAACCACGGACCAAGAAGTGATCCCCGACCATTTGAACGTTTGTGTAAAAGCGCATTACTTAGTCAATTCAAAATATTTTTCAAGAAGTGTTTGATTAGGATCTGCAAGTGTTAAGATCTTATCAGAACTAATCATAAAAACATTTTCTGAAGTATATCCACAGAGAAATGGTTCCATTGTCTGGTCACTTTTGACCACAAAGGGACTTGTGAGTTTGCAATCTGGTTCACCAATTTCAGATCCAACCTCTACAATCTCACTAATTAAAATCAGATTGTTCGTTAGTGCTAGAATTTTGACTGTTCTTTCCATTTACCTGGTCCTCATACATTTTTTTAATTGAATCAATCGGTTCTACCATAGTTACTACCCAGTCATGTGGAATAGGAATAGTTTCATCTGCAGAAAGAATAATCCAAGGAGAAAGTGAAACACTCACTTCGGCATCTTCACCTTCAGACACAAACACAGAACTATTAATTGTTACCTTGAAAGGATTTTCAAACAAATATCCACATGCAGAATCTCCAGATAAAATTTCTTTACCATCAGAAATAATACTTTCGCCAGATTTCAACAAAAATAATTTTACAGACATTTCAAGGTTTCCTCTCAACACATTATAGCAATAAAAAAGAGGGGCGTCAACTGGATTTTGCCAGTTGCCCCTCGTGGCATAGCGACGACGATATTCAGTTCTATTTAGAACCAATCTTTGCGTTGATGATGCTCTGGAACAATCTTACCCAGTTCAATAACTAGAAGCCCATCCTCAAATACAACTGATCTAACTTCCGTTTCATCTGAGAGGGTCCAAGCTCTGGTGAAAGATCTCTGAGCCATTCCTCTATGGAGGTATTCTGTTCCAGATTCTTTATCTTCTTTTTGTCCTTCGACAAAAAGTTTTCCGTCTTGAGTGTAGACATTGACTTCTGCCTTCTTAAATCCTGCTAGTGCGATTTCAAGTCTTGACGCTACGTTACTGACTTGAACCAGATTATATGGCGGATAATTCGATGTGGTTTCGTGGAGTTTAAACACACGATCGAAGTATTCGTCGAGACCAATACTGTTTCTATTTATACGATCTAACAGGGCAGGAAGATCCGCTGCGGTATAACGCATGAGATTAGTCATTATTGTAGCTCCTTTAAAAGCGAGTTTGTGTTGTGTGGACCCTTACGGCATCCAATACTATTTAACCACAAAACGAAAAAAGCAGATACGGAGAAAACCGTACCTGCTTATAGGGTGTTCCGACTTTTGTAGAGTGCCGCACGAAAGGCACACAATTATTTATTCGGTTTTCCGACGTT